TGAAGAATAAAGTGAAAACGTATCCTCCATTCTACGTGAACTGCATAACAGAGTTCGTAGAATTGTTAATACCTAAAGCTCATATCGGCGTCCCCTATGATCAACAATTCGTAGAAGACCGGATGACACGCCCCGCTCAACGAGCCAAAATAGCGAAATTTAAACAGTTCGCAGGATTGGATAGTAAGTGGTCAGTATCGTCGTTCCAAAAGGCCGAAACGTATGGCAAAATAACACACCCGCGAAACATATCAACTGTCCCAACAGATCATTTGGTTCGATTCGCAGGTTTTTGCTACGCATTGAGTGATAAGTTGAAGGAACAGCACTGGTACGGGAGTGGAAAACACCCCAAAGTCTTAAGTGATGCCCTATACACTAAAACCGCCACTGCGCAATTTGTCACGCCAAGTGACATCTCGCGGATGGACGGTAGTATGGGACCATTGCAGACCGCACTAGAGAAAGCCGTTTTTGCCCGATTCTTCCCATTAGAATATCATCAAGAGATAACTCGCCTTTTGAAGAAACAGGAATACGCGAAAGCGTTCACTGCCTTTTCATTGATGTATGACACAACAGACACGACATTGTCGGGTTCCAGCGACACTACGTTACGTAACACGTTGGCCAACGCATTTGCTTGCTATGTAGCCCTCCGAAGTGGAGGACTATTTAGTCCAGCACAAGCGTTCGCTAAACTTGGGTTGTATAGTGGTGACGACGGCTTAACCCCAGACTTATGTCCTGCGTTGCTGGCACGTGTTTTTGCGAAAATGGGCTTCCTATGTGAAGCCGAACGAGTGAATCCTGGTAATCCAGTTCGCTTTCTCGGCCGCATATACGTTGACCCGTGGACTGGACCTGAATCAATAGCAGATGTGCCCCGACAAATGGGCAAGCTGCATTTGACAATAGCGCCCAAAGATGTCCCAAATGATTTAATTCTTCGCAGGAAAGCCGAAGGCATACTCGTTACTGATCCCAAGACCCCATTCCTAACAGAATGGGCGAAAGCGATCATTCGTGTTTGCCCGCCTGCTGACCCCCTGTTAATGAAGCGCTATAAGCACTTGATTCCCGCGTCGTCGTATTGGGACACCTTTGAGTGTCCTTTTTACAACGATGTTGACGAATCCTTTGTAATAGGAGTGGTCGCGAATGAGCTTGGCATAACAGCGATTGAATTAAAAGGATACATGCAAAAACTAGATGCTGCTACAAAATTGTCGGACCTAGACCTTGGAATTATCTTGCCACGAGTAAAACCTCCTCAGATCGCAGCTGCGATCGGGGGCATACTCGTCACACCCGCGTCAACGCGGACGCACGACCAAAAAATCGCTCGTGCGTTGGCACCACTGAAAAGTGGCGATAAAAATC